TAGCGACTTCTGGCGGGGTTGTTCGTTTGCCTGTTGGCACTTACGCTGTCACTTCACCAATTCAAATGTCAAGTGGTGTTTCTTTGATTGGCGATGGGTACTTTGGCGGCAGCTCTGCAACTGCTCAAAAAGAAGGCACTACTACAATTATTGCTACGCACACAGGCAACGCAATTCTTAATCTTAAAGGCTGCGTAAGCTGCACAATTTCTGATCTTTCGTTAGATACCAGCACATCCACTTATCCTAAAACTGGTATGTTGTTAGGTCGTACTAGCACCGCATCGGCTGGCTATCACAACATTTCACGAGTTTCTGTTTACGGTTATTTTTCTGTTGCTGCTATTTATTCAATTGCAAGCGAAGATAATGTTTGGGAAAATTTAAACATTTGGCTTTATGGTGGCGCTGCAAAGTATTGTTTTTACACCAGCACGGCAAATAACTTGTCAGTTGATACATTGACAACATCGTCAAACATTGACAATGTGTTTATACATCCATTTTTTATTAACGCATCGTCTGATTCTGGCTCTGCTTGCATTTATATGGAAACAGCTCAGCAAATGGGTAGCTGGTCATTTATTGGCGGCTATTTGACTGCTAATGCTGGTTCTTACGTTTGTATAAATACAGGTAGTGTTGATGGTCTTTCACCTCTTGGCCCATTTACTTTTGTTGGTACAAGTGGAGAAAGATTGGCTAGTGGAAATCCTAGCTATGGTTTCAATTTAACCACTTCAGTTGCTGGATTAAGAATTCCTGGGTTAACAATTACTGGATGTAGGTTTGACTTTCAAGCAAATACTGGCGGCACAATTTATTTGTTTTCACAAGCATCAAACTTATATTTACTTAATCCAAACATTGTGATGCAGCCTCCAGAGGCTTCTCCTTATGCAAACATTCAGTTTTATCGCAATCAAATTATGGGCGGCATTGTTGATATTGGTCGTTCATCAATTTGGAATACAGCAACATTAAATAGCGGCTGGAGCAATACATATGGAACACCTCCTTATGCTGCTGCTGCTTATCAACTTGACCAAACTGGTTACGTTAATTTGCGTGGCACTGTAACTGGGGGAACTGGAACAATTTTTACGCTTCCATCTAATATGTGGCCTACTTACAGTATGTTGTATTCAACCATTTCTAATGGCGCTGCTGCTCAAGTTTTAGTAGATACATCAGGAAATGTAACTTTGCAATCTGGTTCTGCCGCATCGGTAGATTTGACCGCAATCCGATTTGATATTAACTATCAGTATTGATATGGCTACCACTTACAAATGGTCAATCCCTAAGATGACGGTTGCCCCATCGGTGAATGGGCAGACCAATGTGGTGATCTATGCCGATTGGATGTGTGTCGGTACGGATGATGTAAATAACCTGACTGCTGCGGCGGCTGGAACAGCTAAATTGGGTGAGCCAGCTAATCCATTTACAGCCTACAACGACTTGCAAGAATCTCAAGTTTTGGCATGGTGCTTTGAGCCTGTAACGTATAGCGTTACAGACCCAATTACTAACGAAACAACTACAATTACGACCAATCTGCAACCAGACACAGAAGCCCAAGTAGCGGGTCAACTAGCTCGTCAACTAGCCGCTATCGCTGCTAACCCACCTCTGCCTTGGATTAAACAGGAAACTACATCATGAGCAATCCACTCGCCGTTACGTACGTTGATCTTGTAGGACCCCCGGTGTCAGCTGCGTGGCTAAACGCAGTGACTCAGGCAATCAGCGGATCTACCGCTCCTACAGTTTTTACGGCCACCTCGGGACAAACCGTATTCACTGTGCCCTCGACTGTGGTGGGTCAAGTGTTCATCAACGGGATCTTCCAGATCTACGGGCAAAGCTACACTCGAACGAACGACACTACAATCACGTTCAGCCAAGCAGTTCCCGTCAACGCACAGGTGGTCGTACTATGAGCACCCCTACCCCACAAACCAACTACCTCACGGCCCAGCGAATCATCCGCATGGCGTACAAAGACTCCGGGCTCATTCAAGACGGCGACCAGCCCACGAGCGAGCAATACGCCGATGGGCTGACTCGCATGAATGACGTAGCCAACTTGTGGCAGACGCAGGGGCTCAAGCTCTGGTTGATCGAGGACATCGCCATCACGCTGATCCCTGGCCAGGCCACCTACACCCCGACCTACCCCAACGGCAGCGTCAACTCGGGCTACCCGACCAAGCCCACTCTGATTATCGAGTCGTACTACATCGACCAGACCCAAGTGCGCCGCCCCCTGATCCCGTTGTCATGGCACGACTGGGTCACCTTGTCCCAGGTCAACCAGCAGGGCCAGCTTAACTCGTACTTCGTCAACAAGCAGCAGTACCAGTTGCAGGTGTCGTTCTGGCTGATCCCTGACGCCAACGCCGCCACTGGTCAGGCCCACCTCGTCACGCAGACCCAAGTGGCCAACATGGTCAGTTTGACTGACGACATGGCTTTCCCGACTGAGTGGGCTATGGGTCTGCGCTGGGGTCTCGCGGATGAGTTGGCAACTGGCCAGCCACAGGCTATCATGGACCGGTGTGAGCGTCGTGCCAATCAATTCCGCATGATGCTCGAGGACTGGGACGTGGAAGATGCACCGACCAGCTTCGCACCGGATCAGCGTACCGGTTACGCTGTGTCGAGCTTCAGATAAGGATGAGTGATGGGCGAACCACAACGCTTGCCGTTAGCCGTCAAACCCTCAAACCGGGACGAGACCACCGACCGCGACGCCAAAATCATCAATGGCTACGTGGAGCAAGGGTCCAGCGGCGAGATTGAGGTCTACAAGCGCCCTGGGTTCTCCTACTATGCGGCTGGCAGCATCTCCACAGCAGCTGCCGGCTTGGGCTCGTACAACTGGAACGGCAGCCTTTACACGATCTTTGGCAACAAGTTGTACAAGGACGGCGTGGCCATTTCTGGCACTGTCGACACGTCCGGTGTCTACACATTTGCGTCCTGCTTGGGTGCAACGCCTAAACTGGTGCTCCAAAATGGAACCTACGGCTACACCTACGACCCGCTGAACGGTCTGGTGCAGATCCAGCTGACCACCACGGTCATGTTCACTGGCAACACGACCAGCGGGTCAAACGTCATCACTTCTGTCTCGAGCACCACAGGCTTGGTGGCCGGTCAAGGCGTCAATGGTCTAAACGTGCCGACCAATACGACCATCTCGAGTGTGGGAAGCGGAACAGTTACCCTGAGCGCCGCAGCCACGGCAACCGGCACAGCGATCTCGTTCACTGCTGATCTCTATGTCACCGGCACAACGACCAGCGGATCGCTTCAAATCACTGCCATCAGCCCCAACACAACCGGTTTGACCGTGGGCATGGCGGTGGTCAGCGCTAACCTGCCTGCATTAACCTACATCACCTCGATCGACAGCAGCACACAGGTCACGTTAAACAACAGCGCCACGGCCACCGGCACGGCGCAGCCCATCACCGTCAGCGCCAATTTCCCGACCAACCAGGTTCCCGGCGTGACTTACCTTGATGGCTACATTAACGTGATGACCAAGAAGGCGGCCATCTGGTCGTCTGACACCAACAACCCGCAAGTCTGGCCCGATGGCAATTACCTCGTGGCGCAGATCGAGGCTGACCCTGCTGTGTTCTTGGCCAAGCAGCTGGTCTACATCATCGCTATGAAGAGCTACTCGATCGAGATCTTCTACGACGCTGGCAACGCATCAGGCTCACCGCTGGGTCCCGTGCAGGGCGGTAAGCTGAGTGTCGGCTGCCGCAGCGCTGGCAGCGTGGCATCGATGGAAGGGTCACTCTTTTGGATTTCGAGCGCCAAAGACGGTGGCAACTCGGTCTACATGATGGACAACCTGAAGGCCAGCCAGATCTCGACACCGCCAATTGACCGGCTCTTACAGCAGGCTGACTACACCACCGTTTACTCGTGGTGCGCTCGGGTCGGTGGCCACCGGTTTTACTGCGTGACCTTGGTCAACTCCAATTTGTCTTTGGTTTTTGATCTGACAAGTCGTCAGTGGTATCAGTGGACCGACTATCAGGGTAATTACCTACCCTTTATCTCGTCCACCTACACGGTGTCGGACAACCAAGCGATCTTCCAGCACGCCACCAACGGCAAAATGTACGAGCTCGAGATCACCAACACGACTGACGACGGCCAAACCATCACGTTTGACGTGTACACCCCGAACTACGACGGCGGCACTCGCAAGCGCAAGTACATCAAAATCATGGACTTCATTGGCGACCAGACCAACGGCAGCGTGGTGCAGGTGCGCTACTCGGACGATGATTACCAAACTTGGAGCAACTTCAGAACGGTGGACATGAGCAAGACTCGTCCGATGTTGTCCGACTGCGGCACATTCCGTCGCCGGGCCTACCACTTTAGGCAGGCGACCAGCGCACCGCTTCGCATCCAGGCTGTGGAGATGCAGATCGATCTTGGGACGCTATGAGCAACCCAACCGTCTTCCAGCCGCCACCAACTTACGCCGATCCGGTTAATGTTGACGAAAAAACCAACAAAGGTCAGTTTAATCCGATCTGGCTCAAGTGGTTCCTCGACCTCACGCAGTACATTAACCAGAACGGCGCTGGCAACACAATCCAGCACAATAACTTGGCCGGGCTTCAAGGTGGCCAGTCGAATCAGTACTACCACC